GCCTGGCGGATGGCGTCGAAAACACTCAGCATGGCGTGGTAATTGGGTGCCACGCCGGCGTTGCCGCCGAAGGCGCCCATCAGCACCGCCGCCTCGCGCGGGTTGATGTCCTGGCCGGTGTCCTGACGGATCTGCTCGACAATCTGCTGGTACCAGCGCGCCGCGGGCAGGCCGGCCTCGATCGCATCGCGGACTTCCTGCAAGCCCTTCATGCGCGTGCCCTGCATGCCGGGCAGGCCCTCGATGTCGGCACCGGTGAGCTGCGGCCGCGGCGTGCCCTGCGCGCGCGCCTGGTCCTGCAGGAACGTTTCGACCGTGTGCTCTGGCGTGCCGGGCTCGTAGCCCGCGCGCGGCACCGCCATGCCGTGCAGCACGTCCTCGGGCGGCGCTCCACGCGTCGGCACGCCCGCGGCAAAGCCGACCTGCGCCTCGCCGCGCTGACGCGTTCGGACGAGTTGCGCGAGATCTGGCAGGTTGCGCGCGAGCTGACGACCGATCCACGTCGGGAGCTCGCTGGTGAGCCCGTGCATCACCGGCCCGGCGCCCAGACCGATCAGGAACTGCTCGCCCACCGACTGCGGCGTGGCGGTTGGCTGGCCCGCCTCGAAGATCGCGTTCTGGACGCCGTTATTGATCGCCGAGCTGGTGTAGCCGGCCGCACGCGTGCCGAGGCGTGGCGCGATGGCTTGCACGATCTCGGCACCGACCGCGTTCGTCGCGTCGAACAACAGGCCGCCGGGCGCAAGCATGACCGGGTTGGCGATGAGCGGATCCACCAGTTGCTGAATGAGCCCGCCCGTCAGATGCGTCGGCGGTGCATCGGGCGGGTCCCATGGCAGATGCACGTCTGGCCCCCACGCCGTCGTGGGTGACACCGCGGCAACCTGTCGCTGCGTCTCGGTCACCGCGGCTTGCCGCTGCTCGGGCGAGCTGACCGTGCCGCCAGCGAAAGGGTTGAGGGCACCCAGCGCGGTACCTGGGATGTCTGCAAGACCCATCGGTCGCTCGAGAATCGACGGCTCCTGCGGACGGGCCGGAGCGCCGGCCATCGCCTCCTCAACACGCTGACGGCGTGCCGCCATCGACGCTTCGTCGGTACCCAGCGCACCGGCGACACCGGTACCCAGCGCGTTGAACGCGCCACCGACGGCCTGCTGCGCGCCCGCGACCAGCGGTTCGGCGGCTTGCTGGACCGTGCGACGCGCCGCCTCGGGCGCACCGGCCAGCTGCTGGCGCAGCGAGTCGATCTGGTCCTGGATGGCGCCGAGCTGCTGCATGGCGTCTGGCTGCGCACCGGCGAGCGTGCCGTAGATCACCGGCCTGGCGGCCTGGACCGCCTCGCCCGCCTGCATCACGTCGCCCGCCACGCGCCGCGCACCGGCCACGCCGGGGATGGCGTTAGCGGCGGTGCTCACCGCGGCGCCGGCTGCTCCCAGCGCAGTCTGGGCGGCCGTGGTGATCGGACCTCCCTCGCCGACGAAGTTGGCGTACTCTTTCTGCGCCCTGGTGATCTCGTCCGCGGCCAGGTCCTCGCGCGGACGCTCGAAGCGGTGCACGATCGCCGCGACGGCCTCGTTGCCGGTCAGTCCCCTGGCTGCCTGCGAGACCTGGTTGAGCCAGTAGTCGATGCCCGGTGGCGTCCACGACCAGCGCGCGGCGTCCTGCCCGTGCTGCGCCAGGATGTCGGCACCAGCGCCATTGCCATACCACGACGGGGGACCGAAGCTGATGTTGCGCTCGCCGGGCAATTGCCAGTGCGAGCCAGGGTCGGTCTTGAGACCCTCCTGGTTGGCGACCGCGAGCACCGCGGCCGGGTCCAGCCCGAACTCCCTGGCCTTGCGCTGAACGTAGGCAATGACGCCGTTGCGGTCCAGCATCGCGTTCGGATCGACACCCGTTGTCGGCTCAGGCGTCGGGGCGGTTGTTGGCGCCGGAGCACCGGCAGGCGGCTGCTCCGCTTGTGGTGCTGCAGGCGTGGGCTGCGGAGCGCCGGCGACAGGCTGCGGCGGTTGCGGCACCGCGGGCGTCTGTTGCGCTGCTTGCGACGCCTGGGCCGCGTAGTCGGTGAGCTGCTGCTGGACGCGCGCGGCCTCCTCGGCGCGACGCTGCGCTTCTACCTGTGCCTGACGCTGCGCCTCGAGCGAGGCGTTGAAGGCCTGCGTCGCGTAGTCCGACAGCTGCGACTGGATGTCCTGGGCCGTCGTCCGACCGGCGCGCTGCAGGTCCGCGAGCGTGTCGCCAACCTGCTGCCCAGCACCGCTGACCGTCTGGCCCAGACCGCGCGCGTACTGCTGCAGCTGGTCCTCGATCGAGCTCTGCAGGTCGTCCTTGAGTAGCGTGCCGACCATCTCAGGCTCCGAGGTTCACGGGCTGGCCGTTGGGACCGAGGATGACCGGCGGCGACTGCACGGTCGGAGGCGGGGGCGGTAACGCCGCGGGCATGGGTACTGCGCTAGATGGCGCGACAGCGCCCATGCCAGCCACCCCGGGAGGAGGGGTCGGTGCGGGTTGAGCGGCGTTCTGGACTGCCTTCTGCAGCGCGTTGGGGTCGGGACCCGTCGGCTTGCCCTGCATGTCGGTCGGCGGATCGGGCACGCCCAGTCGGTCGGTCACGTCCAGGAACTGCTGCGGGTCGCGCTGCGCCTCCTGCATCAGCCACTCGCGATCGTTGCGGGCGTACGCGTCGCGGAAGATCTGGTCGATCTCGGCGTTGGACACGGTGGCCATGTCGGGGTGGCGCGCGTTGTTGCCGAAGACGCCGTCGGCGATCGGCTTGGCGTCGCGCTTGATCTCGTTGGCAATCTCGTACTGGAACTGCTGCAGCTCGCCGGCCTTGGTGTACCTGGTCGGCATCAGACCCAGTGCCGCCATGGAAAGCGCGTGAACCGCGGGCAGCCGTCCCAGCCCAGACCACGCCACACGAACAGGACCAGCCAGCGGTAGCGCCGTCCGCTCCTGGACACTTAGGCGCCTCCCTGGGCCCCGGCGATGACCTGAGCGTAGGGCGGCGGCGCGACGCCAGCTCCGTTCGGTGCCGCGGCCAGCGCGCCCATGTCCGGCACTCCGCCCAGACCCGGTCCACCACCCTCGAAGACCCCAGGCTGCGGCTGCTGGCCTGGCGGCCCGCTCGGACCCAGACCCGGCTGCGGCAGGTTCGAGAACTGCGCGCGGGCCATCGCCTGCTGCGCCTTCTGCAGCATGTCGCCGCGGCCGGCGAGCATAAACACCTCGTTGTAGAGCCACTTCTTGTACGCGTCGCTCTGACGAATCTCGTCGCGCGCAATGCTGCGGCGGATCTCGTCAGGGTTGTCGCCCATGTACGTGACCGCCTCGTCCTTGCCCCACGTGCCGGCCGCCAGCCGCTCGTGCGCGTAGCGCGCCATGATCATCTCGTCGGTGGGCAGTTGCGCCTGCACCTCCCAGGCAATGTGCATCGGGCGCTCGAGGTCCTTGGGCCCGAAGCCGATGTACTCCGCTTTGGCCTGCTCCGAGGCGGTCGCGGCGCCGTCGCCGCCGTAGAAGACCCACACCTTCTCACCGGCGTGCTCGCGGATCAGGTCCCACATCTTGTTCGTCTGGCCCTTGAGCAGCGCCTCGAGCCCGTGACGCACGGGCCCGACCCTGGTGCGGGTGTACTGCAGCACCTGGCTGATGGCGAAGCCAGCGCCTTCCATGCCGCTCAGGGTGGTTACTCTGGGCGACTCCAGGTCGCGGATGGCGCCGTCGATGAGCGCCATGTGCTTCTCGAGCGTGTCCGGCGGCATGTACTGGATACGCTGGAGCTGCCTGCCCGGCGGCAGGTTCAAAATCTCGCCGGGGTGAATGCTGACGTCGGGCTCCTTGGGCAACCCGTTGTCGCCGATGACGCCGGCCGCCGGCGTGTCGCCATAGGTCACCAGCGGACTGAGCAGGTCGCGAGCCACATATTGCGCGTGCATCGCGCGCAGGTACTGGCGGTATTTCACCAGCCACAACTTGGTGCGGCCGATCGACCAGCCGACCTTGCGATTCTTCCAGTGCGACATCCACAAGCCCGGCGCGAAGTCGTAGGGCACGCCGAACGGGTAGCGGTGACGGTACTGCTTGACGATGTGGCCGGTGCGGTCCTGCGAGTAGTTGCGGCCGCACACCGCCCACGTCACCCACTCCTCGTCCCAGTGCTCGTAGAGCTGCACGGTGGCGTTCGCGAGACGCGCGGCTTCAATGGTGTTGGTCTGCTGGCCGAGCTCCTCGGGCACGATGTTGCCGCCCGAGTCGCGCGCCAGACGGTAGCGGCGGAACGCGAAGCGCATGGGCATGTCCGAGACCTCGAGCACCTCGCACAGGTAGCCGCCACTCCACTGCGGATACACCGACCGCGGGTCGACATACGCCCAAATGAACGGCGGGCCTGCCTGTTTCTTGGCGTCCTCGGTGGCCTGGTCGTAGCTCTTGTAGTCGGCCGCCGTCGCCGTGCCGTTCGGCCGCGGGATGGAGTAGCGGGTCGCCCACAGATCGCTGGCCCACAGCATCTTGGCCCAACCGCCGCCGTCATTCAGACACGCGTCGGTGACCTGCGTCATGGTGTCCTGGCCCGGCGTGCGCGTGCCGCACTGCCAGAGCGACTCTTCGGTGAAGTGCTCGAGCTTGGACGCCACCGTCTGCGCCGTGTCGCCCTCGCCACCCACGATCGACAGTCGCGGCCGCTCGAGGCTCAGCATGGCCAGCTGCTGGAAGGCCTCCTCGCTGATGTCCGGGTCGCGCGGGTCGACGTTGACGTACACGTAGTCCTTGTCCGCCTCGGACATGGCCGGCGTGCGCATCTCGCGCTGGTCGCGGAACTGGTCGATGTCCTGATCTTGCTGCAGGTACAGGTCGCCGAGCTCCGTCGCGAGCGACAGCAGGTACTCCGAGCTGGGCGCCTTCAGCCCGTCCGCGCTGGCCACTACGCCGCGAGTGTAACGCTCACTGTTTCACGCGCGATGTTTCACGCCGGCGGCCAGTGCCTCTTCGCACTCTTCGCACTCGAATTGTCGAATTGTCGAATTGTCGAACACTTGTCGAATTGTCGAATTGTCGCGGTTGAGCAGCGCGGTCCCTCGCTCAACGCCGTGAGCCGGCGAACCCGTAGCGCGTCCGGCCCGAGGCGCCGCGGTCGCGCTGGGCGCCGAGATACGCCAGGCCCAAGGCGATTACCGTGTCATCGTGCTGGCCCGCGGGCGCACCGTAGCGGATCATCCCCGACGGCAAGACCTGCGCCTCGTAGGCCTGCAGCTCGCCGATCTGCACCTGATCATCCAGTAGCGTCAGGTCGCCACGTTCGATGGCCAGACCCAGCGCCTGGACGAGTGCTGCCTTGCTGGCGTTGGTCGCTTCCCACGCCCACACCGGCAGCGCCGGCCGTGCATCGCCCAGCAGTCTGGCGTAGCCCAGCTGCAAGCGTTCCACCAGTGGTCGACCCATCGCGTTCGATTCCGCCACGATGAGCACCGGTCGGTATACCTCCGCCCACTTGTGGAGTCGCTCGGACTGGTACTCGTAGTCGATATTCGAAAAGCGATCCAGTGCGACCTGCTCGCCGAGCGTGGCGTCGATGACGCTGATGGCGGTGAAGTCGTTGGTGCGTCCCCAGTCCACGCCGAAGACGTACTGGTGGCCGCGCTCCGGACCGCGGGGCTGGAGCCTCGAGACGGCACGCACGCCGCGGAAGACGCCGGCGCCTTCGAGTTGGACGAACTGGGCCAGATACTCCTGGGCAAAGATCCGCTCGGGCAGCTCGCGGCGCGCGGCCTCAATCTCCTCGGCGGTAATGTACGGCGACGCGCTCGAGGGCATCTGCCACGACATCCAGTCCGGCTGCAGGTCGTCCTGGCCGAGCTGGTAGAAGTGGTGGAACGAGTCGAGTCCCTTGGGCGTCGACAGAAACCATGCGTCCCCGCCCAGCACGCTCAGCGTTGGGCGCAGCGAGGCTTGCCAGACGGTCTCCAGGTCGCGCACCAGGGCCGCCTCGTCGACCACGATGCGGCGGTATTTTCTGCCACGCGCGGCGTCCGGATCGTCGAGCGACCAGCACTCCACCGAGCCGCCGCCGCGGGTGGCGATGCGGTGCTGCTGCTCGCTTTTCTCGACAGTAATTGGCTCGAGCACTTGCCGCAGGTGGCGCCAGACTTCCTCGAGGTACTTGTAGGTCGGCGCCATCCAGGCACACGGTTCGGAGCGGACGATGTCGGCGATGCGGCTGATGCCGAGCGTCGTCTTGCCCATCTGCCGACCGCACGCCGCCACGTTGAAGCGTTGCGCCTCAGCGATCATCAGCGCCTGCGCCGGGTGCGGCGGCTGCAGGTTCAGGGAGACCGTCTGGCTCGTCGTCGACGGGTCGGAACCCAGAGACCATGCGAATGATCCGGTCCCACTCGGTAGCGCCCAATTGGGCAAGGTCGGCAGCGGACTGTTTCTCGATCCAATCCGCCTGTCCAGTAACCGCGGCTCGAGCAATAAGCGACTTGAGGGTTTCGGCGACGGCATCCCAGATCAGCTCGCTGAGGGCCTCCCGTGTGCGCGCGACGGTCGGTTCAACCGGTTGCATCGCCGCGGCCCAGCGGATAACTGATGACTTGTCGACACCGAAGCGGCGCGCGACCTCACTGATGGACTCGCCAGCCAGCACCGCGGCGACGACCTGGGCGCGGAACTCGGGCGGATGGGCGACGCCGCGGGTCATGGCTCATTGTTTCACGAGTGACGACTCGCGAGCGTTAGCCCAGGCGTCGCGGAGCAGCAGCGAGCGCATCCACTGGACGGTCTCGCGGCGGTCCCAGAAATCGTCGGCGCGGCGCTGGTCGCCGACGAGCTCGAAGCGTTTGGCGCGGACTTCCAGGTCGATCATGCGCTTGCCGAGCGCTCGCAGCGTCTGGCGCTGCTGCGCCGTACTCATGCCGAGACCGCCGCTCGGGTCGAACACGAGGCGAGATGCTGGGACCCCGTCGCTGCAAACTTGCTGCAACACGCTGGCGGTCCGAGTTCGCGGCCGTTCGTCTGGTCGGCAGCGTCAGCGCTGACAGCCTGGGGGGGAAGAGGGGGGGGATACGCTACGCTTTGCTTAGCTACGCTTTGCTTAGCTACGTTAGGGTGCTGACTGTCATCATTGTCTGCTGACCGTAAGCGCTGACGTCGCGCTGACTGCGCCCTCCGGTTGGACTCCCGTCGGAGCTCGCGCTTGTCATTGAATTGACCCGCGTAGTCGTACCAATCGTGCAGCACGTACCCGACTCCCGCGCGTTGCTCCAGAAACCCTTGACGGTCGTCACCTCCACACTCCAGCAGCGCACGGACAAACCGCTCCGCGTCCTTCCCCGGCCAGCACGCCGCCTCCGCAATATCCACTGCGGCAATCCGGCCGAGCACACCCTGCGAATCCGCGTTGTCCAGTCCCCACCAGAACAATTCGTGCAGATGACCAATCAACTTGATGCGGTTGATCTTCAGCATGTCGACCATGCGCAGCGTCTTGCGATGGTGGCCCAGCGACTGATGCGACTGGATGTACGCCATCCTCTGAACCTGCTCTAGCGAGCCAGCGCGCGGTCGATGGCCTCGTCCATGGGCGTGCGCTCGGGTGGCGCGTCCACCAGGTCCACCACCACGTCGTCGCCCAGTCGCTCGAAGAGCCACTCCGCTTCGAGCAATTCCATCGGCTCCAGTTTGACGCTGATGACATTCGGTTTGTCCGACCGTGGCGCCGTGCCGCTCACCGCGGCGAGTCGCGCTCGAAATTGCATGGCCCGTCAATCCTTTCTCTCCGGTCGTTGTCTGCAGGTCCTCCAGTGACTGGTGCCCGTCCGCGTCCCGTCAGGACGTATGTCGAACGGACACCGTCGATTATTCGCGCGAGTAAAACCCCACCAGATATCTGCGCGACACAGGGGTTGGCCGCATTTGCGCGCCGGCGCGGCCTTCGTCAGCAGCAATTCGCGCGCGTCGTCGGGGTACACCCTCCAGGCATATTCGCGCTGCGTCTCGCCCTCGAGTGCCGCCGGCTTCGACATCAACGCGCCTCGTCCGCCGGTGGTATGGCGAAGTAGCTCCACAGTCGGTGCCGCGCCGCCAGGGCCATCCAACCCAGCGCGAAGTCGACGCGTGATGTCTTGCCTCCATCAGGCCGCTCGATGCGCTGAAAATCATCCTCGAGCCGTGCTCGGCCGAAGTCATTCAGGTCCTCGACGAGCAGCTTCACGGGGCCAAAAACCTCACACTTTCTGCTTGCGTGGCGCTTCGAGAATCCGTGAGGTTTTTGCGGTAGCGGAGGCGCTGCCGACAGGCGTCGCTGCACGTCCTAGCGTGCCTGCGACGCGCGTGAAAATCACGCCCACAGCCTGCGCACGGCCGCACCAGAGGCACGCCAACCGCTGGGCAGCGCGGGCCCGGGTGCGCGCAGATCCAGTAGCTCCATGCCTTGCGAATATGGAACTGGCGGCGCCACCGAGGATCATTGGGCGTCGGCCGGCGCATCTTGGGCACCATCTCGCACACCGTCCAGCCCGCACCGCGGGCAGTAGTCACCAGGTCCACCGCCTGGAGCTGCTGGACACCCCGGTGAACCATGTCCGCAACCTTGGCTAGCAGCATGCCATCAGCGACCAGAACCCGACGTGCGGCCTCCAGAAAGCTCGTGTAGAGATGGGTGATGTTGTCGTAGCCGCGGAGCGCAGTGTCCGCCGTGCCGTACGCCTCAGCCCATGCTCCAACCCCAGCCCCCAGCGGCGTTGCTCCGCCGTCGGTCTGATGCGGTGGATCCCAGACCACGAGTTGGAAGCTCGAGGGCGTGAAGAGTTGCGGCAGGTCCTGCCACTGGCCCACGACATCGACTCCAGGCATTGGACGCTGATCGAAACGCGTCGTCGGCTGATACGGGCAACCGCGCCAGATCATGCCACGGCCCCACGTCGCATCCAGCGTGATCGGCTCGTGGTAGTAGTGCAGCCCGATCAGCTGGTTCAGGACCTGCGCGTCGCTACTCGTACGCACCCGCTAGATCAGGCCTTCTTCGCGGCGCTGGCGGTCGATCTCGGCCAGCTCCACGTCGCGCTGACGGGCGGCGGCGTGTGCCGTGTCGACGATCTCCGCGGCCTGTTGTTTATCCGTTACCTCGCGCTCGCGCGTCGGCACGTACGCTTCGTCCTCCTCTGGGTCTGAGAAAATTTCGGTGTAGCGCTGGGCTAAACGGGCCTGCTGCTCGGGATCGTCCTGCTCAAGATCGTCGTCGTCGAGGTACGCCGACTGACCGAAGGCGAGCCGCGACGTCCGCGCGATGGCGCGCTTTTCGGCCATCTCCTGCGGGTTGGTGCCGAGCGGCGAGTTCTTCTGGCGCTCCAGCGCGGACACCTTGCCGCGCGAGGTGATCTCTCCCCATGATTTTGTGCTGATGGTGCATTCCACCACCAGGTCGTCCGCTTTGTAGTCCCACGCCGCTTTCTCATCCTTGTTGAGCGGCCGCGTCCGAAAGCCGCGGTACTCCGGGTGCCGCTTGGCGAGTTCTATTCTGCCGTCGTAGGTGACGAACGGCCGACCACGGTACAGCGTGATATGCACCAGCGGGTCCAACCGGTAGCGCTGGCACAGCTGGTAGATGACGTTCAGCTGGTCGCGCGAGGCCTCCTCCAGCCCGTAGCCGGCGCCCCGGGCTGTCTCCAGCCGGGTGCGGATCTGCTTGTCCGAGAGCGCCGGCACCGCCAGCGCCGTGCCGTTGGATTGTGTCATAGAACGAGCCGTCGCCCAGTTACCGCCATATCAGTAACCTCCCACTCACACTCATAACAGCCACTCTTGGAGTTCGGTCGTTGCCCGGTCAAAATGCCTCTGAGATGGCTGGGGATTTTTGCGAAGGCGAAGCTTGTGCGGCTTGGGGTCCGGCACCCAGCCAAACGGATCAATGCCCAGTCGTTCAGCCTTGAGAAAATGTTCGGTGGCCACGGCCACGAAATAGCACTGCCTTTCAGCACGACACGCCGCAGGCTTTCTGCAAACGCGGCCGGTGTAGTGGCCACCGTGCATCAGATCACCTTGCTGGCAGTGACCGATGGTTTCCCAGTCGGTGTAGCCATCCAGCTCATCCTCCGCTAGCACCCGTAGAACCTCACCGCATCGAATTCGCGGGCCCGGCCGGCGTCGAGCATGTACTGAATGGCGGCGCGGTTGGCCGCGGCGTCGTAGACCGACAGCCCGGCGCGGCCTTGCGGGGTGGTCGCCCAGGTCGACGGCAGGAACTGACCGAGCCCGGAGGCGCCGGAGCGGTTGTGGGCCGACGGGTCGCCCTTCGACTCGACACGGATGATGCACGCCACGCGCGCGGACACCGCCGGCAGCGCCGGTGGTGAGGCGGCCACTACCGGCGGCAGGGACGGCAATTCGCCAGTGCTGCGCAAGTACGAGTACGGGTCCGTGTCCGCAACTCCCGCACTTTTGAGCGAGTTCAGCGCGCCCTGGAGCCTGGCCGGCTCGACGTGCGCGGCGACCGCGGCCTCGTTGACCTCTGCCGAGACGTCATCGGCGTGGCCGACGAGCACCAGCGTGCCAAGCATCAGGCCGCACACCAGCCCACCCACGAACGCCGTGGCCTTGGCCACGCTAGCTCATGCTCCTGGCGACGAACAGGACCACGAGCGTCACGAACACGACCACGACTAGGCCCACGCGCAGCTGCTCGTCGCTCACGCCTCGGCCTTGCCCCTGAGACAATCGTGGCGGCGCACCGGTACCAGCTCGTCATGCTCGGCACACAAGAACCGCTCACATAGCGGGCACCAGGTCGCGACCGGCTCGCGGCAGCCGGACTGCTGGCAAACCTCAGGCACGACGCTGGTCATCCGAACGGTAAGTCCTCCAGACTTCCTTCATCACTCGTGGCGCTGGATTCGAGCGGCTTCGGCTCTTCGACGGCGCGGCGCACCTTCCAGTTGGGCGACTGGCTCAATTCGGCATGCACCAATTCACGTGCATTCATGAGCAGGAGTTTGGGTAGATCGATCAAGGCCTTGGCCTCGTCCTCGGGTCCGACGGTGTATTCCAGCTCGCAGCGCGCGGTCTCACTGCCGTAGTCGCCATCATTCGCCTGACGCGAAAACGAGACGCGAATGACTGACAGCGGGCTCACCGCAGGACCTCCACGACGCGCGCCCAATCGGACGGGCGCCAGAGATAGGTCTCGACGCCTGGGCACTGCTCGAGCAGCGCGATCGCCGCGGCCTGCTCGAGGCGCACACGCCCGTGCTGGCTCTTGAGCTCGGCAAAGATGACGCGCGGCGGGCGCACGAGCCGCAAGTCAGGCTCGCCGGCGCGCGTGCCGGTCGAGTCGAGCGTGTGCCAGTCCACCCACCCGCACGCCCGCGCGAGCTGGACGACGCGCCCGAGAAAGTGCTTTTCCGACTCGTCGCCGAAGACCACGCGGCGCGCGCGCGGGTACGACAGACCCTGACGCGCGACGACCAGGCTCACGGTTGACGCTCCAACAGAATGAGTCCCGTCTGCGATTTGCCAACCGGTGACCAACCGGCGCGCACGAAGCAGCGTCCAGGATCACGCTTGCGACGAACCTTGCCCGGATCGACGAACGTAAAGTGCCGCTCGCCAGGCCATCGCTGCCAGGCCAGATCGTCGGCCTCACGAATCAAGTCGCTCGACAGGCCCGCGCCCTCGTTGCGGAACACGGCGCAATAGACGCCGGCCTGGTGGTCATGGCGTTCAATGCTGCACCGCAGCCACACGAACAACGCCCGGCAGCACTGGCTGAGCAGCACCATCGTCTCGCCTGCGGACGTCACGTTGGTGTTCCCTGGACGCCGCCAGCGTGCGCCCTTCGCTGCCGAGTAGTGGCGGCGGTACAGCGCGAAGGCACGCTCGTCGGTGCGTTTGACGCTGAGCCACGCACCATCAATCACGCAGCCACCGAAACCACCGCGCGCAGGCCGCGCCGACGCACACACTGGCCAGACACCAGCCAATCAGCACCCACGCCCAGCCAGGCAAAAGCTCGAACATCATGACGGCCAGTACGCCGAGCTCTCCTCGGCCTCGCGTTCGATGTCCGCGGTGCGGTACATGTCGGCGAGCTCCTCCAGGCGCTGGACGATGTGTGCCAGGCTCAGGCCAAGATCCGTGTTGCGTTTGATGGCGTCCCACGAGCCGGCCTGCCAGGCGTCGAGCCACAGGCGCGAGAGCACCTCGGGCGGCACGTCATGCAGCGATGCCGCCTCACTGGGATGCCGCTGCAGCCAGGCGAAGTACGTCTTGCGCTGCGCGCCGTCGACCGTGCTCACGCGACCTCGGCCACGTGTTCATCAGCGTGTGCGTCGTTCAGCCGCGCGAGCTCTTCTTGAATCTTGAGGTGCAGTAAGAACCCGGCCTGGTCACGAACTGCGCGATGGTCCCGGAACGCCAGCGTGCGCAGCGGGTCCTCGTCGTCGTGGCGCACCTCCACCTGCATGCGCATGTCCCATAGCTTGCAGCGCCGTCAACCCCTCCGGCGGGACATCTTGAGACAAACAGCTTTTTTGTCCTCTGACGGGGTCTACGGCGGGTGCTTGGGCCAGGTCGATGGCGGCCACTGCACGGGCTTCAGCCCGTGATACTCCTGGTGCCGCGTCATCGTTTTGGGCGACGGCCCCCCCGCGGCATAGATCATTTCTTTGGTCACCTCATCGTCAGACTGCAGGTGGTTGTCACGCCGAACCCTCTCCTCGAGCTTCTGAAAATAGGCACGGAAGGCCTGCCATTCACGGAGCTCCTTGTTCTGCGGCAGGTGCGTGCGCCTGGGCGCACCGTGCCCCGCCGGACGCCGGCCCCCCGCGTTTTGCATCAACGCGTGATTAACTGCGGCCAGGACGCGGATGCCCTCAGCCTGCATCTCAATCACGTGCATGAGCAGGTCCCTCGCAGGATCTGGAGTCGGAAACATCGGCAGCTGGGCAGGCGTCAGCCAGGGTTCAGCGCCGAGATCCCCAGGCTGCACGGGTTGCCCATGCTGTTCATCGTCAGCCACCGGCATAGGCCCCGGCAGGACAAATGCGGACACATTCGAAATTTGTCCGCTCGCCGGCAACCGCACGATTCGCCACCCACGTAGTACCTCCATCCCCGCCCAGGATAATAGAACGCGTGTTCTACCAAAGGGCTCGCGTTGTCCGGCGGGAGATCTCGTGCGGGAAGGTCTCGTCGGGCTAGCGCAACTGCCCGATGCGCCAGGCCCCCTCAGGCTTACCTGAAGGCTTACCTGAAGGTTCACCTTAGCGCCACGTGAACGACACGTGTCAATATGTACGCCGGCGCTTGACCACACGCCCTTGAACGCGCTACCACCTGCTAACCTGGGCGCTACGTGAGCACTACTGGGCAAGTCGGGTCTGGCACACGATCATCGTCCGACGTGCAAGTGCCGCGCCTGCGAGAGCAGCGCCTCAAACGAGCACTCTCGCAAGACGAGCTCGCACGTCTCGCCAAAGTCTCTCGCACGACCATCATCAAGCTCGAGGCGGGGCGTGACGCCTGGCCCCAGACGGTGCGCAAGTTGGCCCACGCGCTGCGAGTCAGACCCGCCGATCTGCAGGCCTAGGGGACAAATTTGCGATTTGTCCCGATTTGTCCCGCCGCTGTCGTCGGCCGCGGCGCACACTGATGGGACAATGGCCGACCCGCCTCCCCCCAACCCGCTCGACTGCTTCGTGGACGTCCTGGCCGAGCGTGTGGCCGAGCGTGTGCTGGCTCATCTCGCCGAGCGCGACGCCCAGCGTGCGAGCGCCCTGGGTTACAACGCGCTGCGCATGGACGAGGCCGGCCGCCGCCTGGGCCTCAGCGAGCGCGAAGTGCAGCGCCAGGTGCTCAAGGGCACGCTCAGGAGCGTCAAGGTCGGCAGGGTGCGGCTGATCCCGCGCTCAGCGCTCGACGACTTCCTGAACGCTCAGCGCGCCTCCTGACGCGCCGCCTGAATAAAGGCGCTCATCTTCTCGGCGATCTCTTTGCCCGTTTGCTGGTAGAGGTGGCCGTAGATGTCGGAGGTGATGGACAGACCGCTGTGGCGCAGCAGTTTGCTGACCTCCCACAACTCCAGTCCCCAGCTCAGTAGCAGACTAGCCGTGGCGTGCCGCAGGTCGTGGAAGCGTTGGTCCCGCAGCCCAGCGCGCCCGAGCAGCAGCTTGAACATGCGGTACGCCTGCATCGGGTCGAGCGGGTCACCGATCGCATTGGTAAAAACGTAGTCCTGTTCCTTCCATAGCTCGGCAGCCTGTGCTCTCACAAACGCCTGACGATCCCTATGCGCCAGCAGTGCCTCAACGACGACTGGCGGCACACTGATCAGCAAGCTCTGGCCCGTTGTCGACTTGAGCGGCGAGAACTCAAAAACACTTTTCGGCAGGCGCACGATCTGGCCCTGCAGATGAAGGGTGGCTTCACCCGTCAGATGAAAATCGGACCAGCGCACCCCACACGCTTCGCCACGCCGCAGCCCGCACGCGACTGTCAGTAAGAACAGTGCCTCGAGCGGATCGCCGCGCATCGCCGCGACCAGCGTCAGAATTTCGTTCGGGTCCAGCGGCACAAAGCTCGGGGGCTGGCGCTTGGGCAGACGCATGTTGGCCGCCACGTTGGTGGTGACCAGTTCATCGACTTCGGCCTGGGCGAGCACGAAGCGCACGATGCTGTGAATCAACTGCACGGTCTTCGGCTTGTGTCCCGTATCCAGCAGCACGATGTGGATGCGCTGAATGTCACGACGCTTGATGTCGACGAGCGCCATCTTGCCGATGTGCGGGAAGACGTGCAGCTCGAGGTTGCGGCGATAGGAGCGCATGGTGTTGTAGCGCAGTTCGTAGCCGCGCAAGATCAGCCACTCGCGTGCGTACTGCTCAAAGGTGTCGCCTCGCGCCGGCCCCAGCAACCCATGGCTGGCGCGAAAGCGCGCGTCAAGCAGTTTTTGTTTGACGTCGTCTTCGGATCGCCCCGAGAAGCTGCGGCGATCGCCACCGCCCACGCTGAGTTGCGCACGCCACTCGCCTGCGCGTGGACCGCTCTTGATCTGATAGACGGTGCCTTCGCGATCATGGCGGCGATGACGAGGAGCACGCCCGCCTTCAGCGAGCGCGTCGAGTAGGTCCTGAATCTTCTCTCTGACCTCAGCCTCAGAGCGGGCAGCAACCGTTCGGCGCCTGCCGCCCAGGTTGAGTTGACCACGCCAGTAACCGGCGCGTGGACCCGTCTTGATCTGGTAGACGGTGCCCTCAGGATTGGCGCGTGGCGACGCGGGCGCGGTCGCGGCAAGTCCGCGACCGCTAGGCTTTGAATGCACTGGCACGGATGTGAACTCCTTCGTGCTGGTGTAGCCCTCGGCAGTACCTGGCTGCCGGGGGCACCACTATATCAGGGAACTGCTGCACTGCACACGTCACGCAGATGTGTGCAGCTATTTGAGTTCAGCAACGGCCCTTGTTAGTTGGCACGGTCTTCGCGTAGGCCGGCGACGGCATCTCAATCGGGCCGCCAGCGAGACCAGACGTGATCCCCACGTCAGTTGCGGGCTCCACCCGTCGCCGGCGAGAGATGCGTGTCATTCACGCAGTGTACTGGGGTGCCGGTCCGTGGCCATCACTTCGACCTGCGAGGTTTACTCGCTTTCGCCAACCGTGAGCGCAGACAGTGGCACATCGAGTGCGCGGGCAATCTTGCGGATCGTCTGTGGTCGCGCCAGGCGCAGGCCACGCTCGACGTTGATGATGACCGTACGGCTCAGGTGGGCGTGGTCGGCTAGCTCCTGCTGGGAAAGGGCGTGGCGCAGGCGCAGGTCGCGCACGCGGACGGCGAGCGCCTCCGCGAATTGGGTCTCGGCTATGTTC